CTACCTTGCATAACAAAATCTGTAGTCTTTTGTTTTTTGTCGCGAATGATACGAAGTATCTTATCGCTCAACCATAGTCCGTCCATTACTTTATAGTTCTGATCTTATTTCTTTATATTTCTTTAATATACCACCAATGCCGTTATTTGCAACCCCATCTTCAATAACCATCATACCACCATCCATCATGCCAACACGATTACCTTCTGCATCAGAATAAATTTTATTACCTTCATTATCGATTGTAAAACCTAACTCATTACTAAGAGGAATTAGATTACCACCAGTTTTTGGAGGTCCTCCCACAACTGGTAAAGGAATAACCGGACCAGGTAAGTTGACTCCAGGTCCCGTATAAGTTCCTCCTCCACCTCCAGGGCTAGGTGTAAATACGCCTCCACTAATTGGTTGACCGGGTCTTGGTGTAATTGGTGTTCCGCCGGGTGTAGTCCCTCCTGGCGGTGGCCCACCTACTACTGGCAAAGGAATAATGGGCCCTGTTATTGGGCCAGGTGGTTTAGTTCCAGGTCCTGTGTATGTTCCTCCACCTACTACTGGTGGTTTTTTCTTTGGATTTTTTGTTCCCATATAATTTAATTGATAAGTCATCATTTCATAATCATCTTTAGACATAAATGGTTTATCTGGACCTGTTTCAAGTTTCAGTAATTCAGCGTCAGTTGCATCACGCATTTGCATTTTATATAAATCACGAATAGGAATTTGTTTTGTTCTGCTGTAGGGTCGAGGATCCGCTTTAGTTTCAGGAGGCATAACATTTGCTGCAGCAAAAATACTATCTTCTGGTCCACCGGGCATAAAAGCTTGGCGATAAGGAACATCTAAAAGTTTAGCGTACTGATCAGCTATAATACCTGTTTTAACATCTGGCATTGTTGCGCTCGGAGGTGCATCATAAATAAGGTCAGGCATTGCTGGTGGTGGAGGAGGAGCAGGAGTCGCATCAGGACTTGGAGCATTCGGACAACCAGGAGCAGGAGCTCTTTTTTTTAAATGAGGGTAATAAACCCATTCTGAGGGACGGCAAGGATCTTTAGGTCCGCCATGGTCACCTCCACCTGAGTGACTACCGCCGCCAGGACCTGGCATTCCTCCGCCTGGTCTTCCCATTGGGCTGTCAGGTCTACTCATTACTGTTGTCTCCCATTAGGGTTTAAAATATTAGCAGTTGTTTTTTCAAGATTGGCTGTAATCTTTTCTGCTTTATCCATCATTTTATTTTTAGAATCTTTTTCTAATTTTTCTGCAGCAATCGCTGAACGAATAGCTAGTGCGTCTTTTTGTTGATCAATTCTATCTTCATCAGTTTCTTTTCGATCATCAGCTTTACGTTCTTCAAGTTCTAATTTTAACTGTGCTTCTTGAGCTTTACGTTCCATATCTTGTTCTTTTAATTCTAGCTCTTCTTTTTTCAATTCAACAAGAGGATCATCCATTGAGTCTTTTAAGGCTTCTTCTAACTCAGTTACAAAGTTATCAATTAATTCAGCTTCACGTTCTGCAACTCTGTTTTGCATTTCCATCATCATTTGTTGTTGCATCATCTGTTGTTGCTCAGGAGGTAGTTGTTGCATTTGTTGTTGTACTTCTGCTTGAACTTCTTCTTGAGCTTTTAGTGAAATGTGTTGCATTATATGACTTTGAATATTTGTCATCGCCATAGGATTGCTTTTAACAACTGTGCTTGTCATTAACGAAAAGTGAGCTGCAATATGTGCATCATGGTTTTGTCCTTGAAAAGCTTGTGCCGGCATACCAGCCAATAGTTCTGCATTTTCTGTTGCAGGATCTTTAGGTGGCGGTGGAGGCGGAGGCGGTGGCATCAAAGCCTCGATATTTTGCACACCCATTGCTTCATACATTCTTCTATAAGCTTCAGGAATATTGTGCATTTCTGGTGCAGCTTGTGCAAGTTGTAACTGTTGCTGTGCAAGAGTTACACGTTGTGTGACTGAAAATATGTTCGGATCAGATACAGGTATAACATCAATACGTGCATCAAAATCTTGTGCTTTGATAGCTTGATTGCCTCCTATAACTTGATAAGGATAAATAGCAGGTAATGTTTCTGCAAATAATTGAGCTAGTAATTTAAATTCTTTTCCTTGAGCCATGTGCATTCTTTTGTGAATTGCAGACATAACTTTCATACCTCTTTCAAGAAGAGCCATAGTTGTACCAACAGGATTTACTTCGTTGCCTTCGCCAAGTTTCATATCAGCAACCGCAGCAAATGATTTGCCACTTTCAATAACAAAACCTAATAAATTAAATAACGTTCCTGATGGTTCTTTGTAAGGTAATGGAACTAGTGAATTACGAATGTCTCCAGCAGGGGCATCAACATCTCTAAACTCACCTGGTACTAAAGGTTGATCATCGTCCCTAATTCTAAGCCCTCTTGCTTTGAAACCAGCTGGTAAATTAACGAGGGTTCCGGCATCGATAAGCTGTCGTAGTATAGAGGTTGCGGTTTTTGTGAGACCACCAAGCATATGAATGAGACCAAAACCATAGAAACCAAGACCTGGCAAGAACTTGTAATGTACGAAATATTGTTTTTTAGTTTTGAGTGGATCTTGTTCATTCCAGTTTCTACGTATTGATAAAATTTCCCCTGAGTTGTCTTCAATAGTTACAATGTAAGGTAAACTAATTCCAGTCTCTTCACCTGCCTCATTGGCATCTTCATAACCTGGAAGGTCAAGGTCAACATGCATCTCTAATAAAGTGTGAACACTGTCTTTTGTATAAGCTTTTTTACGACCATCAAGTTCGTCTATTTTTTCTTTAACTTTACTTGGATCATCGTCTGTTGGTTCTTCTAAATCTATATCACGATAAAATCCTGATACTTGAAACTTACGTAGTTCATTCGACATCATTTTTACAACGTGAGTAATTCGTGCACACGTCATTAAATCAGTTGCCTCGTATGGAACAACTAAATCTTCTGATGATACAAACTTAGAAACAGGTCGTCCTAGTGTGTTGTCAAAATAAATTTTACGAAACGCCGAACCTGACAAGGGTAAGTGGAAAAGCATTTGATCAAGCTCGGGTTCGTATTCTTCCATGACGTGGGTTAGTTGATAATTCATAAATTCTTTAACACGACCAGACTGCGCCTCAACTTGAGGATTTACCATTCCCATAATTTGAGTTTTTACAGGGCCGCCTGCAGGAAATAATTCTTTATAAGACTGTGCTTGAAACTGTGTAACTGATTCTGCAAGTAGTGGATGTGATACACCTGACGCACCGGGAAATGGATTTGATCTTTCTTCATATTTCATACCAAGTAAATCTAAACCCTCGGCATAAGTTGATGACCATTCCTCTCTAGAATCTTTATCACCCTCATACGCTTCTACTAAATCTCTTGATATGACATCAAGATCACCATCACTTAAAAAGTCTGCTAAGTTTTCAGTGTGCCCTTCTGACATTTGAACTTCTGGACCAAAATTAATTGTAGCACCACCATCAGCATTAAGCTGAGGGTCACCTTCCATAATATCAACTTCTTCTGCTCGCATATCGAACTTCATTTGTTCTTTAAGCGGCATCTCTCTGTCTATAGCCATATCAGCCTCTCATCATTGACATGATACCTTCTTGTGAAGGCGCTCTTGCTGTTTGTACAGCTCCTTGCGATTGTATTTCTCTCATCAATTCTTGTGGATCAGTTTGCATTGCATCAGGGTCCAATATGTCATCGTCATCGTCCATGCTTGCCATTTGTCTAGCGCCCATCATATTTCCTTGCTCTAAACTTGCAATACCTCCGCCAATTTCTTCGTCTGGCATTTCATCAAGTTTAGCAGCCATTGCACCAAACTCTAATTCTGTTAAAGCTTCTTTTAATAAAGGAATTGCATCTTCTCCCATTTTCATTAATAACATAATTGATGCATTAACTTTTTTATCAGGGTCATCCATTGCTTGAATTACTTCGACTAGTTGACGATCAACTTCGCCCATCATACCTACTTCTCCCATTCCTCCCATTTCAAAACCAATCCTTCCTCCATTGGCCTTACCATAACCAGCATAATTTAATAAATCTAAAAATTTTAAATCTATTTGTAAACTAGGATCATCTTGTCTCTTACCTACTAAACCCATTCTCATTGCTCTATCAACAGCAGAAGCGGGTGCTGATGGTGAAAAATATTTTAATTTTTTAGGAGTGTATTCGTTCATAATTTACCCTTATAATGCTAACTCAGAATACTGTTTTTATTCTTCTACGTCAACTTCCTTTTCATCTAGCCTATCCCAAAATTCGTCCAAGGCATTATGCTCACAATTTGAGCACTTGCATACAGCACATTGACCGTTATTACTGCAATGACACTCGTGTTCGCAGTTACGACACATCATGTGCTAACACTTCCAACGTTTACGAGCCTGACGTAACCTAGAATTAGGATCTGCTGCTGCTTTTGGAAACTTTTTCATCTGTCCTGCACTACGTGCACAGAAAGATTTGCGCCTGTTTGCAGCTTTACTACCTTTTTTGACCTTACCTGTAACCGCTGTTTTAAGTTTTGAACCAGGATTGTCTCTTCTATAACGTGCAACACCAGCTTTAGTCATACCTGCGCCCGATTTAGTCGATCTAAAATATTTTTTAGTCTTTGGTGGTTGTTTATCTGGTTTTCTTGCCATGTTTCTTCCTTATAGCTTCTTTTCCTTGTTTAAATATACGCACAACTTCTGATTTGCCCATTACTTTAGCACGTTGTTCGCCAACTGTTAAGATTTGAATTTTGCGCGCAAACGGTTTAGATACCTTTTTGACCTTCGCCACAGTCTTCCGGGCATCTTGCGGAGTCGCGAACGCAATACGTACAGTGTCCTTCGGATTTTCATCGGTGTAAAGTCTCCTCCCTGACCCTTTTGGCTTTTTACCCGTTCCTTTTACTGGATCTTTTGCCATTGCTAATCACTTTTTTTAAAGTTTTGGCTTGAGCAGCATGAGTTTTAGATGCTTTTTCTAAACCTTTTACAACTTTTTTTATTTTTTTAACTTTATTTTTCATGTATTCTCCTGTTTGCAATCTACTTATAGGAAAGTTTTTATAAGTGGATGTTATCCATTCGTTTCCTATCTTTGTTGGTTTCACGGTTTTCGTAAACGTTGTCTATAATTACTCATTGATCCTCCGTTTGCAGCTTTTTTACGTTTTGCAAACGTAGCTACATTCGTTGGTTTACCTCCTGGATTACCTGCAGCTCGTTTTCGTCTGACAGCACTCGCCTTTTGCGACTTTGTCATCCGTGTGGCCTTTGCAAGTGGTACGCACTTTGGATATTTCCTCTTTGACCCCTTGCTTCTCCCGCATGGCTGGTATTTCCCATTCTTCTTGGGTGCTCCAATGTCCACCCACTTCTCTTTGACCCATGCTCTTAAACCTTTTTTCGCCATCAGACATACTTGGTTACTTTACGTCGATTGCTCATAATCGCACCACAACCTTTGGCAATCTTACCTGATGATCCGCCGTTCTTAAAACCAACTCTTCCCCCGTCAGCTTTTTTATTTTTCTTGCCACCTGGAGTAATTTTTCCTGAACACACACCGGACGCATACATATTAGCGTACGCTGAAGGATAGACCTTAAACTTACGCTTTGCTGCTGCTTTACCTTTTGGACAAAGTTTTCCCATTATCTAGCGCGACCGCCTTTTTTCATAGCGAGACCACCTTTTTTCGCGTAACCCATGTTGTTTCTTACTCTCATAGGCAATTTAGCCAAACCTGGATTTTTCTTTTTATCAACTTTTTTTAAACCAACTTTACCTCCTGGTTTCAGAGCTTGACGCCCTCCTTTAGGTCCTTTTATTTTTCCTGGTTTATTATTTACAATTTCTGTTTCTTTTGTAAGAACAGATTCTCCTTTTTTTGTTTTAACATTTTTGCCTTTTTTGTCTTTAAGGCTTTTTTGTTTTACTATAGCTAATCCCATATCTGTAGTTCTCCCTAATTGTGAACGGTTAATCATCGGTAATATTAATCGATTATTTCTGCTCTTTCAAGCCGTAAAAATAATTATCGTCATCGCCCGCTGTCCATTTGCTTTCGGTCTCTACATTGTATTCAATGGTGGATACCTTAAAGTCAGGAGTCTTTAGTTCTGAAGGACTTAGCGATTTATCATAGAATAAGCAACGATTGTTAGGCTGCGCTGCAAAGTGTCCGTTGTCCAATAACAAAATGTTAAAAGACTTATGTTCCTCTGGTATTTCAGCATAGCCAGTGTTTAATATATTTTTGTCCTGATGACAGTTGTCAATGGTAAACAGATATTCCCCTGTATGCCACTTTTTAGAAGGTGATAAGTATTTTGTTTTGCAGCCAGAGATTGCTGCTTTCTCAATTACAGTCAAGCCATAATCAAATGCATCCCACAATTCTAATTCTTCAAGTGGTAAATCTAATTCTGTAGGTTCAGCTACAAAAGCGGAAATCGGAAGTTTATCATAAAGTGCACCGTACTCTGGCAAGTAGGTTTCAAAGTACAACGCTCTGCCTTGTATTGATTTGCATGTAACCCACACACCTTCAGTAAACTCGCCGTGACCTTTTTGTAAATCATACAGATATTGTTTTTTGACATGAACTTTTATTGGTGGAACGTTTGCTACTAAAAATGACATTATGACAATCCTTTTAAATAACTATTAATTTTATTTAATTTTGTCCCATCAGAATACGTATCAACTATCATGCCTCCATTTTTTTTAGGCCTAACAAATTTTCTATATAATCCTATTTCTTCTTTTGTTAAGTCTGCTATGTTTTTACCTAAAGCAATACGACCTTCTAATGTTTTGGTCATATCAACTCCATAATCATAAAAACTTGATGTTTGAGGATTTAAAATTTTAAAATTTAAAGTTCCTTTAACTCCAGGTTGATCAACTGTTTTTACGCCTTCTTCGTTTATTTTCATTAATTTTTTAACAAAGCCTTCTGGTTGTCTTCCTGTTTTTGCAGCTTCTCTATATAGATTCTCTCTGTCTTTATAAAGTTTATTTATTTTATTTTCAGCTGTTTTAATAATCCCTCTATTTTTTCTTCCTTCAACATACATTGTGTTTTTCGTTGTAGCGTTAAAAATTTTTGAATCTGCATGATGAAACTCTTGTCCTGATCTTTTAGTTCCTGCTAAAAGACGTTCTTTTCCTACGTCAGAAATATCGGACAAAACATTTCTTCTTCTAGCGGTCTTGTCTCTTAATAGTTGTAATCTATAGTCATCTTCTTTAATTTGTTTTGTATAATCTTTTAAGGTGGTGTTCTTTGGTAAAGAAGCTCCTCTTGCGTTTATTCCTTTTATTAATGGATAAATTTTATTGTAAGGTTCGTGCGCTCTTAATGCGTCACTTACAGTTCGTTTACTTACATTTAATTTTTTACCTATAGTGGTGCTAAGACCAGCTAAATCGGAAGTTAATAATTTTTTCTTAGAAATTAATTTATCAAACTCGTCTGTTACAGCTTTTAATTTACTCGCTTGAAACGGGGTTTCCAACTTAACAGGTAAGTCCAGATTTATAATAGATGTTTCGTGTTTGTATCCTAGATTCTTTGCTAATTGTTTAAGAGACAAAGGCTTTTGTTCTCTGTTTGCTTTTTTAATAGCTTCTATTGCTTCTTGTCTTTTGGCAACATTTCTTGCCTTAATTCCTGATAATGGAAACTCGATTCCTTGGTCTTTAGCGTCTTTTGAAATTTTATTTATTCTTGTTTTTTTAAAACCTATGTCTTTCATTTCCTCTATTTCTTTAGCACTTTTACCCTCCAGCCTGTTCATAATAACTTTTAATTTTTTTATGCCTCTGTCAGATATCTTTGACAGTTTATCTCCTGGAAAAATTAAACTTGCTATGCCTGCTATTCTACCAGCAGGTGTGCGTAATGCTGAGCCTTTTAAAACTTTGGAGGTGACTTTTTTCATTTGAGCCCGATCGTAAAACTCAGGATCAACTAAAACATCTTTTAACTGTTGCTGCCCAATGGCTCTTGATAAAGGGTCATCAATCATTAGTAAAATACTCTCCTCGTATTATCTACGGGCTCTGGCTCGTAGTCCATCCGTAGTTGAATTAATCCTGATTGTCTAAAACGCATCAACGCTTGGGTGACCGTATCGACATAGTCATCATTCTCACCATACGGGAAAGCGGCACATTCTTCAATAACTTCTTCTGCAAAAGTTCTGTTTTCTGGATAGTAGACCATGCCTGATTCAAACATCGGTGCAATTGAATTGACCCTTGTCCGTTTATCGTTACCCCTTGATGGTGTATAATTGGTTACGGGTATCCCTATTCGACGAAGTTCATCGGACAACGGCATACCGCTCGCTTTGGCTTCGACAAGAACCATCTCAGGTTCCCAGTAATTATATTCTTCTGACGCTATTTCTTTTAGTTCAGGGAAGTCCCATCGACCACGCTGCGCATCAAGTAAAATTAAAGCCGGCCTTGCGTCGTCAGGTGAGAACACACCCCAGGTAGTGATTGCAGAATAGTCGGCAGTTTCTTTTTTACTAAACGCCGTGTCATAACTTTGTATGATGTAGTGCAAGTTTGGTTTTTCTTTGTGTTTCCATGGTTGCCACCATTCACGTTTTAAAATCGCACCTTCTTCTGATGTTGGCTTCTGCATCCATTGTGCATTCCATTTTGAAAGGGCAAGAGATGCTTTGACTGATTCAAGTTCGTTTATCTTCCAATACTCAGGCCATGTCGGTTTACCACTCTCCATGATTGCCGGGAACTCTACAACCTCCCACTGATCAGCTTTTGGTTCAACTTGTGCTTTCAATAACTGTCCTGTCAGATCGATCGTTGACCAACGTGTCATCACAAGAACGATTGCACCGCCAGGTTGTAAACGCTGACGAGGACCGGATGTATACCATTCGTACGCACCTTCCATGGCCGTTTCACTCAGGGCGTCTTGCTCTGAGTGTGGATCATCGATAATTAACAAATCTGCACCACGACCGGTAATCGCACCACCGACACCGGCAGCGAAGTATTCACCACCTGCACTTGTGTCCCAACGACCGGCAGCTTTGGAATCTGATTGTAGCATTGTTTGTGGAAAGAGTTGTTTGAAATCTGTTCCGTCGATCATCTGTTTTGTTTTACGACCAAACCTCTGTGATAACTCTGCGGTGTGTGATGTTTGAATGATCTTGGTCATCGGATTACGGCCCATGATAAACGCGGGTAACATAAATGATGCAAATTCTGATTTTGTATGTCTGGGTGGCATGTTGACGATCAAACGTTTCAAAGTGCCATTTGCTATTCTATCAAATTTTTCTGCTATGATTCTATGGTGGGTCCCTTCCACAAAATGTGGCCACATAAATTTTACGAAGTCCAAGAACTTTTCTTGAGCTTTTTGGGTCCTCTTTGCTTTTTCTTGACGCTCTAAAAGTAAACTTAGTTCTTTCTGCTCTTCAATATTTAATTCGCCTATTTGGTCTTTGAAATCTTTTATCTTCATATTCTATGACTAGATTATTATATATATACACACATATAAAGTACCTCGCTAAAAAAGGGGGTGTCAACACTCTACAACAACACAATGTATTTTGCAAATAGTTACAGGTACCCTGGAGGCTGAACAGCCGCCGTAGGGCGGCTGTTCAGCCTTGCTTCCGCGAGCGCAGCGAGCCCCCGAGCGCCGAAGGCGCGAGCACTGCCCGCCGCAGGCGGCGTGTTGCATTTTTGCAACACACCATATGTTGTGTTCTATAGTTCTTGTGCCACTGTCTCCACTGTGAAGCCAAGGTATTTTATTATTTTTATATCATCTCTTGACAGCGTTTTAGTTTGGGTCAACTCTGTAAACCTGTTTGAATTAATGCACATTGGATAGATCAAATCATTCCCAAAAACATTTCTTACTTGAACTTTGATTGT